CTAAATCTGTTAATGAAAGGGAATTGGCAAAACACATATAGGAGGTTTTATGAGCCAAAACGATAATATACTTAGTTACCTCAAACAAGGTAAAAAATTAGACCCTATGAAAGCACTCAAATTGTTTAAGTGTTTTCGTCTTAGTGCTAGAATATTTGATTTAAATCAAATGGGTTATAATATAGAATGCACTAATGTTAGCAAAAATGGTAAGCATTTTGCTGAATATAAATTAATACAATAGGAGGTATTAATGTCAAAAAATAGTGATGCGCACTATGAAGAAAATTTGCGTTTGCAAGAAAATTGGAAACCAAAAAAATCTATAACAACTGTTATTAATGAAGCTAAAAATGAATGGGATATTTTGAAAAAAAATCCTAAATTAGCTAAACAGAATTACGTTGATTCTGCTGTTAATAAAATGTTGACTAGTGATTTTAAAAAAATGTTTAAAACATGAAAAGTATAGATACTTTATGTTTTGATAAATGGGAGTTAGAGAAACCTCTGCTCCCATTATCGTGGTCGCATATAAGTCAGTTTGCTACTAAAAGACCTCAATGGGCATTGCAAAGAATATTCGGTTATAAATTTCCGACTAATCCTGCAATGGAACGAGGTAGTTCAGTTGAACATGGCTTGCATATGTTATTGAAAGGCGATACTTTAGAGAATGCTACGAAAAGCATGTATTATCAATATGACGAAAAATTAAAAAATATTTTTCATGATGATATTGCTAAAGAAAGGAATACTTTATTACCTTTGTTAGAAGCATTTTATAAATACTTTGAAAAACAAAATTGGGAATTAATAAGTTTCCAAGATGAAGTACTAACCACAGTCATGGATATTCCTGTGCGTGGTTTTACTGATTTTCATTTCGAAGATAAATCTACTAAAGAAGATTTTTATATAGATCTAAAAACTTCTAAGACTATGCCTAACGCAATACCAAATGCACATGCAATGCAACAATCAATTTATGCTAAGGCGACTAATGCTCGGCAAAACTTGTTATATGGTACTTACTATAAAACAAAACCGACTGTTGTTAAGCCTTACGCAGTAGAAAACACTAACCAATATTTGAAAATGGTTAATCATATGGTGCTTTCAATGGAACATTATTTACTTCGTATGGATAGTAAAGAGGATATTGTTAAATCAATAATTCCTGATCCTTCGGATTGGTGGTGGAACGAAGAAAGTCTTGTGAAAGCTAGAATCAAAGTTTGGGGTTACTAGTTGCCAATCCTCGCCTTTCAACCTCGTAAGTAATAGTATGAGGATATTATAGATTAGATGCAAGTAGCNNGAGTGATTGGCTTNNTTNGGTGNTACGAATTTAATCGTCTATTACAAAAAAAAACAGGGGGGGTATGAATATACCTTATCCCCCCTAAAAACTCTCTGAGGAGCTATTTTAGAGGTATTTTTCGCATACTTTTAACACAACCGAGGGGTATTATGTTCCTATCGCCAAAATATCCATCATCTGAGTAACTTGAAAAAGTGTAAATATGTTTTTTATCTTGTTTTAATATATAGGCGAAACTACTTATCATCGCAGTTTTCATTTTGCAAAAATCTTCAAAACTAACAATAGTAGAATCGCCTACAATATCTTCCCATACTATTTCATGGAAATCATATGGTATTTTATTTCTTTTTAGATTTTTTCTTCTTATCTTTTTTTTTCTTTTTAGGGGGTCTGCCTTTACTAGAGCCATAAGTCCCTTTACCACTAGGCATTAATGTAAAATCCAGTTATGAATTGCAAGAGTGATTCCAACGATTATTATTGCTTGTAACCACCATTTCAGTTCCATAAATGAATCCCACCATTTTTCAATTTTCTGTTTCATTTTGTTACTCCTTTGGTTTTCTCAAAAGTTCTAAGAGCTCCCATACCCAAAAGGACATTACGAGTGGCATAAAGTTCCTAAATCTAACTGTGGTATGTTTACCACTTCATATTGAAACAATCCACAAATAAACAAAATAAATTTTGATAATACGAACTCCCAAAAAATTGCTAAGGCACACGACATTCCGATAAGTGGTCGCCAACTGCGTTGCATAAATCCACTTAAACCACCTGCAGTACTTTGAGCATCTGCTAAGTTAATATCCATTTGTTTCGATTTTAACTTGGCTTGTATTTCTTCAAATTGTAGTTTTAGTTTTTCTTTTTCCTCGCCACTAAAATGCATATCGTCAACTACATTACTAATAGCTTTTACTGTATCGCCACCAAATAATTTTCCTAATACCATTATTTTTTCCTCGGTTTATATTTCTTAATTGCTTTAGAAATAAAAATGTTTTTATAAAGAGAAACTTTTTTACCAAATTTTTTATCAGCTTGTTTCTTTGCAGATTTATATGCTTTTGATTTTTTATTAAAACTTTTAGGAGCTCCTAAAGTCTTAGGTCTTTTTTTAGCATAAATAGGTTTTTTCTTTTTCATAGTTTACCACATTCTCTTAACTGATTTGATATCCTTTGCATTTTAGCTTTTAAATCTTCTTCCCTATATTTTTTTCTATTATCATGTATTTCTTTTATTTCTTCTGCTGTTGTTAATCTTTTTCTATGTTTCCTTAAATCAACTTTTTCATCTGTTCCGCTAATCTGCTTGCCCTCGCTGGTGTGTGTTTCTTTGCCCATAACGAATCTTCCATTTGTAATCCTGCTTCAATATAATCTTTATTACGCAATGCTTCAAACATCTTTTTAAATTTGGCTGTTTTCGGCTTTCCTAATTGGAAACACATATGTGTTATAATTGACACAGCTTCATCATTTAAATCTAAACCTTCGCATAAACTTTTAGCATCTTGTATAGCTATTGAAACATCGTAATCAAAAATTTTTTCTAATTCTTTATTACTGTATATCTGACCTTCAACAAACTTTTCATTTTTTTTTACTAAATGTCCGTAGCCTATTGTGGCAAAACCAAGATGGTCTTTATAAACTTTATTCCGATATCCTTCTTCTTCTTTTAAATGTTCTTTTAATTTTTCTATATTCATAATGTACCACCAAAACTTTCTTTACTTTCTTCTATTTCCTTACGCATAATTAATTTTACTTTTTCTAAATAAACTATTGCATCCCATAATTCTTCTTGAGCATCATCAATCCATGCAACAGTAGGTTTTTTAGTTTCAGTCATTGTTAAACCAAATTTTTTAATTCCATTCTCTGAACGCAATGCCATTCTTTGCAAAATGTTAGCGATTAATTTATCTTTTGTCATATTTATCCTTTAGTTCTATCATACTTATAAAATTATGCCCTTGTATATGCCCGTCAGCTAATAACAACTGTGAAACACCATAAGACCAACCATTTGCATTGTTCATAGCATAGTTTTCAATATGTCCAAACTCCATAGCAGTACCAACATTTACAATCTTAACATAATTACCACGACCTAATTTACTCGCTCGCCATGACCTTTCTCTATGACTATGCCCAAATACTAAATCATGCGTAGCACTATTTGATATCTGACTAGCTTCTGCCATTTTTCCGCCTATTTCTCGCCCCATTTCATTTAATGGAACATGAACAAATGCAACTCCTTTTATAAAGTAAAAATCGCCATACTCACTTATGCCCCAACCTCGTGATCGCCATAGTGTTTCGTATTGCTGTGAAAAAGCACCGACAACTTCTTTATGTTCGTTTTCATAACGATATAATCTTACTTCGTGATTACCCAAACAATAGTGTTTATAGCATTCATGGTTTCCTATACCTTTGTGTAATAATTCTAATGCTTCTTTAGTAATTTGTATATCCGCTGATATAGGTGGTTTAGCTCCGCCTTTAACTGTATGATTTTTATCAAAAGTGCCAACTGAATCAAAAGAACAGAAATCTCCAATGCATACGACATAATCAGGTTTGTATTCATTAATTTGTTTTCCAATCCAATAAAATCTATCAATGTTTTCATCTGGTGAGCAATGTGCGTCTGGGATTACAAATACTTTTGTAGGGTTTGAAAATGTTGTTGATTGAGCTGCTATGCGTACTATTGGTTTTTTATATTCTTCTATTATTACTTGTGGTTTTACTTCTTTATAACGATGCCATTCAATAGTCCAATGCGAACTTTGCAATGCAAGTTTTTCTATTTTATCTATTTTTCTTTGTAAAGTTGTTCTTGGAATATCAATTAATTGTTCAACTATTTTTTTTGCACCTGTTGGATTATTTATTCCGCCTTTACCTTGTGGGGGATAGCCTTTATCTAATGCTTCGTGTAATTTTTCTTGGATAAGTTTTAACTCGTCCCACTCTTTGTCGTCCATAAAGAACTCCTAATTGAACATTCGTAGTATCCAATTTAAAAATTGTGAGCCTATCATAAAACCGATTGCCCATAATATATAATTAAGTCTGTTAATATCTTTTTGTATATGTGATAAATGATTATTTTCTATCCTATCTATTTTATCGTAGATATGGATAATATGTTCTTTTGTAGTTTTAGGTGCTAATTTCGGCATTTGGTTTGCATATCATCACTAAAGATATTCCTCTGTCTTTTAATTGTTGATTTAATTCTAACACGATACTGTCTACAGCTTTATCACAAGTTTTGAAATTATCAAACTCTAAAGGCAATGTTCCATTAATCGTACACATAGGATTAATAGATAAACCTAGTACGCACATGATTGTATAAATAGACCACATTAACCTTGTCTATTATATTTTTTCCATGACTTCAATTTATGTTTATTTTTTGGCTTAGAACGAGATGAATTTCCTATGCTTGTTCGTTTTCTAACTTTATCAAAACCTTTTTTAATTATGGTTTGTTTAGCCATTCAATTGACTTAATGGATTTTCTAAAGTTAATTTAATTCTTTTATCAATTTTTTCTTCTAACTTTTTCATTTCATCTTTTAATTCATTAACAGTTTCTTTTAAATCTTTTGCATTATCTCTACTATCTTGTTTAACTCGTTGCTCAACATCTTCAACGATAGTTTCAATTCTACGGACATCATCTTTTAAATCATTTTTTAATTCTTTTGCTACATCGGCAACTAATTCTACCTCGCCTAATATAATTGAAATTTCAGATTGCAACATTTCTGTTTCTAATTGTATAAGGTCTAATCTTTTATCAAAGCCACTTAAATCTGGTGCAGTATAATTATCAATTTTCTTTTCCATATTTAAAAACTTTTGATAGTAAGTAAAACCACCCCATAACACACCGACTAAACTACTTATAATAGTTAGCACTACAAATATGCGTCCACCTCTAAATTTAATTCCTGCGACTTCTAATTCTGCCATTGACTATCAATCATTTCATTTATTAATCCGTCACTCCCTGCGAATAACAGATAACTTGCCATATTATTATCAGAAATAACTGTATCAGGCAAAGATAGATCTGAAAAAAAATCAACTCTATCATTTAATGCTTGTTGAGATTCAAAAAAAGTTTTAGTGTTACCTAATACTTGCATAACAACCAATGTTTTAGTTTGGCTTACATCATCATATCTTTTTTTATCGTCTATTTTTTTCATAATTTTTTTAACAGCTTTTTCTTTAGATGATTCTTTCTTGGCTACTTCTTTCGGTTTTTCAGTTTCTTTTTTTCTTCTTGTTTTTCTTCTTGGGGTTTTTCTTCTTTGTTTGCAGTTACTTCGGTTTCTGATTCAGATTCTTCTTCCTTTACTTCTTCTTTTGCTTCCGTTTCTTGCGGTGCTTCTTCTTTTATATCTTCTGTTACCTCAATGGTTTCTTCAACAGTTTCCTCAATCTCTAACTCTAACTCTGCTTCAATCTCTATTTCCATTTCCATGACTTCTAATTCTATTTCAGCCATTTCTATTTCTTCTATTTCAACAACAACAGCTTCATAATCAACCTCATCAATTTGAATAGGCTCTAAAACGAACTCTTCATTCATTTCATTAGAATCAAAAATATCTTCAACAACATCAATAACATCTTCTGGAACATCAATGTTTAAAGCTATGAACATTTCAACTGAGGTTATGGATTGCGTGATAATGGTATTGACAACATTATATAACACATTGACTGTAACGTCATCAAACAAGGGTCCTATACTAAGATTTATATCTCTACCTCCTATTTCAATAATGACTGTTGTTAAACTACCAGAAAAATCCCAACCACCTTCATAAGATTGATAACCAGAATCTGTACCACTAGCAGATAAAATATCAGTACCACTAAATACATTTGTTTTTCCATTTCTGCCCGTGATGTGCATATAAATAGAATCAGAAGAATCTTGTTTATCTACTTTAATAGAATAGTTGGTACGACCACCCTTATCAAAACTTAAATTAGAAATATCTACAGTTTGTATGAAAGTAGTACCCATACCTTCAACACCCATAGCAGAAGTAGTATTACCAGAGCCAGTTATTTGAGCGCATTTATCAGTTCCTAATTGACCACACCCAGAGCCACTAGGCATTGACGCACTTCCTTGACCACCCCAATCAATATCCATATCGCCTTCTTTTGAACTAACAACATAACCATTATCGCCATCTAATAAATCGCCAGAGTCTTCGTTAGTAACAGTAGTTGTTGTGGTATCAGTTGTTGTAGTAGTGGTTATTGTGTAACCGTCAGATTCATATTCAATAGTTTCCGTTATAGATTGTTCAATTATTTCTTCTATTGTTGGAGTACAAAGACCTATGGTGTCAGTATCACAATCTACAGCTTGACTAGAAAAGGATAGGGAAACCGATATACATAGCCATAGCCATAACAATAAATTTGGCGAATTCTTTTTCACTATCTATCTGCTCCTTTGATTTTACAATTTTTTCTTTTTGATTAAACACAACACTACCTACAGGAACAAATTCTGGGTTTTCTTCCCAACCTTTTTTTGCTTCTGTTCCTATCTTAGAATCATATGGGCAATAAGTTCCTGCAAACCACATAGCATCAAAAACTCTATGATCAGTACATAAAGTTGAAACAGCCGCCACTTTCATACCCATAGAGTATAAACTACGAGCAAGTTTTATTCTTTCGCAATTTTCGTCTGTGATTGTGATACCACTAGCAATACCAAAAATTTGGGTTTGTACTGCACCACTAGTAGCTGTTTTACATATGTCAGAATTATTAACAACAACACTTGGAGCAGAAGCTGTTGGTACTGATTTGTCTGTTACTACTGTGCTTGAAACTGTGTTTGTATCTGCGGCATGAGCAGATTTCATTAAGGAGTTAAGATAAAATAATATTATAGCTGAAAGTATTATTCCTATAAGAAAAGCATTTCTCATTCACTATAACTTATCCATTTGCACTATCCCATGCATCTTGTAATGCTTTTAGTCCGTCAGTACATTGTTTTTCAGTAGGTTTACTTCCACCATCATGCACTATTAAATTAGCATAAATTTTGTTTTTACTGTCAGACCAACCAAACCATTGACCTTTTCTTACATTTACTAAAAAATCTTCTATATGTGTAGGTCTCATTTTATATATCTCCTAATTTAGTAAAAATAGCATAACTATAACTAGCACTTGAATTACCTTGAACATAATGATTATTATCTTGACTTGAAGTGCCAAAATATATTTTTTGATTTGATACATCAGTAATTCTTTTTACTGCTGTTGCTGACATTCCTTGATATGATGCATTGTTTTTAATACTTGCATACTGTTGAGCAATTATAGCATAAGAACTATTATTTTGTGTAAGTTCTATTTTTCCTAAAATATAATCATTATCTGTTCCACCTGAACTAAATTGTAAACGAAAATCAATTTGGTAAACTCCTGTTGAAGGAAAACTAAACACACCAGAAGCTTGTGTCATACCAGTTCCCATATTACTGTTTAAATAAGTATCATCTCTTTCCCAGTTAGCAGTTATTGGTATTGTATTGCCTTGAAATGCAGTTGTTATTCTCCATGTGTCAGATTCAGTAATTCCTCCAACACCAGAAACAGTACCAGAAAAGGCAAAAGTATCTGCTAAATTAATTCCTCTTGATCTTGCTTTAATTAATGCCATTATTCACTCCACACACTATGAGTTAGTTTACCAAAATTATCTTTAGTTTTATCTGTTTCTCTCGCAAGTAATAAATCATATTTTGTTTCTGTATCGTAATCTTGTGGAATTTTACGCAAGTTATCTCTCCAAGTTTTAAAGCCACTAGAAAGTGTAGTACCTTTTTCTTTTGCCATTGTTACTTTCCAATCACTATCTCGTAATAATTTATTTCTTATAGTTCTTATTTCTGCAAGTTTTCTAGTTGCACTTGCATTTTCCCAAGCTGTTTTTTCTGCGTTAAACTCAGCTATTTCGCTTTCACTCATAGCTATTCTTTCGCCATTTACATTTTTATACATCATGTCACAATCCCATAACAAGTTATTCTACCAGAAATAAATGTCGTGCCTTGCATTTGAAATCTGACATAATTAGTTGTGCCAGCATCATCTCTATAAGACGCACCGTGTTGATGATAAACATGACCATTATTAGTTGAAACTAATTCCCAATTTCCTTTTGATGCATTTGCACCATCTCTTGAAAAAAACATTTGTCCGCTCATACCTTCCAAAGTTCCATTACCAATATTATCTTGTGTTAATTGAATATCTGTATTGTTTGTTACAGAATGATTTAGATTTTCTGTAGAACTCCATGAAGTATTATTAATTGAAATAAATGAATCAGCATCATTTGCTAAAAAACCACCACCATTATTTGTGCTTTCTTGCATTTTAAAATAAGTATTATCTCCAGTTGGTCTAAGATTTGTAAACATAAATAAATATTGTTTATAAGTAGTTGTAATAATACTGCTATTAAAAGCAACTAAACTATCTCCACTTGAAATATCAACTGTTGAAAGTTTTGCAAAACTTCCACTACTAGGAGTAGTCCAATCTAAAACACCACTACCATTTGTTTTTAAAACTTGGTCTGCGTCTCCGTCATCATTTGGAAAAGTTAAAGTATAACTAGCACTAGCACTATGAGGTGGTGATTTTAATTTAATACCATGAGAGTTTTGTGAACAGTTAAGCTGTAGAGTTCCGTCTGTTGTTCCGTCACCTTTGATTTGTAATCCAGCCGAAGATGATGTTGATACAAAATTTGTTTTTGCATTTGTTACAGTTGCATCGCTTGGTGTTCCTATATCTAAGACATTACCATAAACCATGATAAAATCTATTGAGTCAGAACTAGCTAGTGTACTTGCAAAGGTAATTGTTGATCCGCTAATTGTGTATGAAGTTGTTGGACTTTGAATGACACCATTTAAAGAAACCATCATATGATTAACAGATTCTGGATTAAAATTAACTGAATCAACTTGCATAGTATAACTAGCTGTTGCACTTGCGGTTAGAGCATCAAGTTTAACAAAATTTCCAACAGTAGGGGATTTTCCAATATATGCCATTATGGTTTACTCCAAATTGAATGTGTTAAGTTTCCGTCACTATCTCTTGCTAATAATAAATCATAAGCATCTTCGTCAGTATGATTAGACGGAATATCTCTTAGATTTTTTCTATAAAGTTTTTGTGCGTCAGTTATATCTCCACGCAATACCCAGAAATCAGTTTCAATTAATTTTTGTAATCTAATTTCTTTTATTTCTACAAGAAGTCTTTCGCCTTTTTTATCAGCCCATGCTTTCTCATGTGCATCTCTTTCAGCTTCTTCTTCTACTGTAAATTGCACTTTTACATTATTCATCATTTTATATCTTGGCATATTTTTTTCCTCTAACTTGGATTGTATCCATAAACTTGATAATTGTAGGCATTAATATTTCCATTACTAAAAGTCATATGTAATCCATCATAATTTCCTGCAGTTTGATAATTAACACAAA